TTCCCATACATGAAGCACAAATAAATAAACCTTATTATACCAAGTTTAACAAGCTGTAAGGTAGAATAAAAGGGCAATAAAAGGGCAAAATAAGGCAAAAACAAAAGACTAGCATTTAATTTAATGTTAGTCTTTTTATTTAGAATGATATATCCTTGAATAAATCAAACTCTTTTTTCTGACTTTTTCTAGTCTTGTGAATGTATATCCGTTGTGTTACTTTTGCGTCTTCGTGTCCTAACCGTTTAGAAATATATTCAATAGGTATTCCCTTGTCAATACACAAACTAGCGTGTGTATGTCTTAAACTGTGAATCTTGAAATTAATACTTACTAGCTTTTTTAATCCTTTTCTAAAATGACTAGGTATAATATAGTTTCCATGTAGATTAGGGAATATTAAATTTTTATCGTTGTTGTAAGTCTTGTATATAATCTGATAGTTAGCTTTTAATCTTTTTTGGCTTTCTAGTATATCTAAACATTTCTGATTGAGTGATATTTTTCTATTACTACTTTTAGTTTTTGGAGTGTTAATACCTCCGTTGATATTCCATGTCTTATTAATTGTTAAGATGTTATCTTCTACATCATTAAATGTTAGTGCTATCAACTCCCCAAAACGTAAGCCAGTATTTACAAGAAACTCAATTACATTTCTGTAGTAGGGATAGTCTTTCAACTCATCTAGGATTAAGTCAATCTCTTCTTGCTCTAAATACTTTGTTTCCTCTTTTACTGTTTGCTTTTTCTTCTGCAGCTTTTCAAGAAAAGATATATCTTGTATGTAGTCTAACCTATATAGAATCTTGAGAAAAGTTTTAATACATCCTAAATGAGCGTTATAGTTCACATCAGATACAGCTACATCATCTAGTATATTTAAAATGTAGTTAGCGTTAACTTTATTCAACGGAGCATCGCTGCATAACCTTTTAATCTTTTTCATAGTAGTAGCATATTGTACTTGCGTGTTAGGTTTAATGTTCTTAAAATGTTTTTCCTTGATAATGTCAAAGGATTCAAAGAAAGTAATTGTATTATCTATAACCGCAGATTCTTCTAACTCTCTTAATCTTAATATTTCAGTTGCAGTCTTTCTATTACTTCTTGTATCTTTATCAAACAATACAGAAATCTTTTTATACTTGCCATTTAACAGCTTTATTCTTTCATAATACCTTACTTTTCCGTTTTTAGTAGTTTCTATCCACACTTTTAACACGTCCTTTCAGTAAATTGACTAACTAATAAAAGTATGTTATAATTAATATATGATGAGGGTTGTAGCATACCTCGACATATTTTAATTACTAGTGTTAGTATATGTCAAAGACTATATTTAAAATCGATTAGAGGACTATGTCCACCATATTTAAGTAGCGACAGTCGACCGCTACTTTTTTCTTTTAAAGCTGTTTATTTTACATAAAGCAAGCTTTATTTTTTTATTTTATTTAACATCCAATTTAATTATTTTCTTACCACTAGTTGACATAAAAGGCTGTACTTCTAATTCTAAAGAGCCTTCTTCATTTACCGCAAATGCATGTGTTGCATTTTCTAGTGTTCTATTAGGAGAAAGGCTATTTAAAGTAACTTGAATAGGATATGATTCAGCTTTTTTTCCATTAACATATAAACTTAATTCTACTCCTATTGGAATGTCTTTATCTGAAAGGTTTTTAATGTCGTATGTTACAAGTAAAACTTTTTTAGCAGGCTTACTTTCAAAACTATTTCTTTCATCTGTCCAAGTCGCAGATTTTACTGTAATTTCCGCTTGTTTATCAAAAACAATTGGACTACCTAATGTAGTTTCATTACTATTTTTCTTTTCTTCTTTTTGTTCGGTTTTATTAGAAGAAGAACTAGTCTCTTTTTTCTCACTTGAACAACCACTTAATACAACTGCTCCAGCTAATAATGTACTTAATAATACTTTTGTTTTTTTCATTTTATAAACTCCTGTTTGTATATTTTTTTGGTGGCTTTTTGCCATGTTGGATAGCTAAAACTAGCTATCTAAAATTTACGTCTTAACTCTACAACTTTGCCTATTATTGTTACAGGCAAGCTCTCTATTTCTTCGTTTGTGTAAAACGTAGGAGTGTAGCTACTGTTGTTAGGTATTAGCATTATACCATTGTTAGAGCGTTCGTATCTCTTACAAGTCGCATCATATCCGTTAACCATCGCTATTACTGTATCGCCATTATCCGCTGTAGTTTGCTTTCTCACTATTACTACATCCCCATTAGTTAGTATTGGCATCATGGAATCCCCTTTAATTTTCAAACCGAAGAACTCCCCTTGATTTTCCCAACTTTTCGGTATTTCTTCATAGTCTAGTATGTCTTCTACAGCTGCGATAGGTATTCCTGCAGGAACAGTTCCCAACACAGCGATTTTAATTCCTTGTGATGATTTGTTGTTTTCGTTATTTTCTTCTGTTACTTTGTTTCTAGGTACATCATAACCTAATAACCACGCTTCCGATACTCCAAAAACTTTAGCTAATAGGAAGATTTTTTCGTTATCTGGTTTACTCTTACCATTTACATATTGTGATAAATGGCTTTTATAAAATTTAATATTGTATTTTTCTTGATAAGGCTTTGCCATATTAAGAACATCTACTTGTCTTAAATTTCTTTCTTTCATTATTTGATTTATTCTTTCAGTAGAAGTTGCCATAACTCTTTTACCTCCTGTAACTATATAATATCATAACTTGAACTACAGTTCAAGAAAAAAGTTCAACAAATTTGAATTTTCTTCTTGACAAAAGAAAAAAGGTGTAGTATACTTAAGATAGTTCAAAGGATTGAACCAAATAAAAAGCGAAAGGAGAAACAATGAGATTTGATTATAGCAAACTATTAGGTAGAATAATAGAGGTTTACGGTAATCAAGGTAATTTTGCTATCGCTATGAGACTATCAGAACGAACAATGTCGTTAAAATTAAATAACATTAGACCATGGAAAGATAACGAAATTAAAAAAGCTATGAAACTATTAAAGCTACCAGAAAACAAAGTTCATTTATATTTTTTTAAAGAAGAAGTTCAAAGGACTGAACTTTAAATAATAAATAAGGAGTGATTCAATGGAGGAAATAAAACTTGATTTAGTAGAATTGCAAAAACTAGATTTAACTTTTCCTTATATATCAAAAGACGATATTAAAAAGTGCTTCAACATTAAAGATACAACTTACATCAAATGGAAAAATCAATTCTTAAAAAAAGTAGAAGAAAAGTTTTATCCTCAAGGAAGTTGCTTAAAGCTAGGAAAAGAGCAATTTAATATATATGCTTTTCTACACTTTGCAACAAACTATAACTACTTTCAAGATAAAAGGTTAGCGGAGTATGTCGAGCCTTATTCAAGAAAAACAGTACAAATATTTAGAGAGGAATTAGGAGTTAAATAAAATGAAATTACCAAAAATTAAAAAAGACAAATTACACGTTATTTACTGGACTATCGCAGTTGTAAGTGTGTGTTTCTTAACATTAACAAATGTTGACTGGAAACAAATCGCAGGACTTGCAACAGGGCTAGGGATATTGATTCAAGCAATATTTGATAAAGAGTTTAGCAAAAAATATTTTTAGGAGGAATTAAATGAAATCATTAGAATTACATGACAGATTAATAAAAGCACAAGACTTGCAACAAAAAGTTGATTCATATATGAAAGTGTGGAAAGAAAATCATATAGAAACTGCGCTTTGCGAAGAGTTTCACGAATGGTACAACGCATTAGGTTTATTTAAAGATTGGAAGAAAAATAAAACAGTTAAAGAAAAACAGCTAGATGAATTAGCAGATTGTTTAGCGTTTGCGTTATCTTTACTTAATCATAAACATAAAACATTCAGTTATGACAGATGTAAATTCACATTAAAAAGAATTAATAACAAAGAACACAAGAACGCAATGTTAAATGAAATAAAAACAGGTTACTTATTTAATAAGAGAGTTGGCAACACAGTATATATTCAAGAGCCAGAGAATGCAATAGAATTAATTATTGATATAGCGATTTTATTCTACACATTAGAAGAGTTGTTTGAAGCATACGAAAAAAAATCTTTAGTAAACATTCAAAGACAAAAAGACGGGTACTAATAGAGAGGTAAAAAAATGAAAATAAATAAAGAAATAGTAGATTTTTATACAGAAATTATGAACGGTGCAGCTACAGAAAGTCAATTAAATTTAATGTTAGCAATGGATATAAAAGGATTAGCAGAAGATATGAAACATAGAGTTACAATAGAACAAATGGAACGAATCGTCAAAATTATAAACGACTTAATGGAAGTTGCTATAGATGATTCTGTAAAACAAATATTAAAATTTGCAGAAGAAAGTGAATAAAAAAAGCAGCTGCTAAAAAACAGCCACTTAAAAAAATATACTTACATACATTTTAAAATAAATAAATTAAAAAGTCAATAGGAGGAATAATGGAGGTACAGAAATTAAAAGCAGCTAAAGACAGCTTAAACATAGCAATAGAGCTATTAAAAGAGTGTAAGCAAGATGTAAGGCTGCTAGAAATAAAAAGAGATGATATAGACGAGTTAATAGAATCGAAGAGTATTCGAGCATTTAACAAGCTAAATAAACTGAATCGAAATCAAGAAATAGTACTAGATAAATTAAAAGAACTAGATGACGATTTTATAATTTCTACAATATGTATTTTTGCGGATTCATATCCTTACGATACAGAAGTAGAGAACGCATTTACAAGTTTAAATAAACAAGAAGAACTAGAAATAATAGAGAGTTATACGAAGTATTTAAGGAGGAAGTAATATAAATGAAAAAACTTTTACAAGCAAGAGTATTATTACAAAAAAAGAAGATTAAAAAAACAGGATTCAACAAGTACACGAATCAAAAATATTTTGAACTATCTGACTTTTTACCATTAGCAAATGAAATATTTGATAGTTTGAAATTATATCCGCATTTTACCTTATATAAGGATAGCGCAAAGATAACATTTACTGACTTAGACACAAATGAAAAAGTTCAGTACACAATACCAAGTCAAACAACTGTAGGAGCTAATATGCAAACAATAGGAGGTATCATCACATATAGCAAAAGATACCTATATATGAACGCACTGGAGATAGCAGAGAGTGATGTTTTAGAACAAAACATACAAAATTATCAACCTACACCGCAAGCGGTTAAAGTAGCAACTAAATTTAACAGGAATGAAGCATTATCAACGATGCATACTCACAAAGTTGAATTAAGTCAAATAGATGGTTGGTTGAAGAAAAAGAACTTAAGTGTTGAATCACTAGAAGAAATACCAGATAAGGAGCTTGAGGAATTATGGAAAAACTTTTGTCAAAGTATAAAGAAATAAACGAAAAAATAGATATGTTAAGCATAGAAAAAGAAGAGGTTAGACAAGAAATAATGTTAAAAATGAAGGCTGATAACTTAGATAAGTTTGAGAATGATACAGCTAAAGTTAGTATTAAACCAGCTTACTTTAGAAAATCATTTAATAGTAGCGATTTTAAAGCTGATAATCCATTCTTGTATGAGCAATATGTAAAAGAAACGGAAATATCTGAAAATGTCAACATCAAATTACAACTTTAAATTTGATGAAGTAACACACACTTATTATTTAGATGATAAGAAGTTGTTAAGCGTTACTCAATGTATAAAACTTTTATTAGGAGAGCAATACGAGGGAGTACCTTACAGTATATTACAACAAGCAGGCAATTATGGAACTAGAGTACATTTCCTAATAGAGAGCTTAGAAGATGGGATAGAATGGAAAACAGAAAATGTTTACGAGCAAAACGCAATTAAGCAATATAAAAAGATAAAAGACTTTGAAACATTAGATAAAGAAATGTTTGTTCTTTACAAAGATATATACTGCGGACGTGTAGACGGAGTAGGGGACAACATAATATATGATGTAAAGACTACATCAAAACTAAATAAAGAGTATTTAAAGTATCAGTTATCGCTTTATTTAATAGCTTATGATGAATCTAATTACAGCAATTATAAAGGCTACGTATTATGGCTACCTAAAAAAAGTATAGGAAAGAAAGTTGAAATAGAACTATTTACAAAAGAAGAAGTATTAAAAATTATAGAAAAAATAAAGGAGATAAAACTCAATGATTAATAATGTAGTATTAGTAGGAAGAATAACAAAAGATGTAGATTTAAGAATGTCAGAAAGCGGAAAAGCATATACAAACTTTACTTTAGCAGTAAATAGAGCTTTCAAAGGACAAGACGGGCAACAACAAGCAGATTTTATAAGCTGCAAGACTTTCAATAAACAAGCAGAGAATTTAGCTAGATATTGTGGAAAAGGAAGTTTAATAGCAGTTGTAGGTAGTATTCAAGTGAGCAACTTTCAAGGTAAGGACGGAAACACAATTTATAGAACAGAAGTAATTGCTAACAACATTCAATTTTTAGATACGAGAAATCAAGGGCAACAGCAACAACAAGCTAACAACAATTTCAATAACTTCAATCAAAACCAACCTAACGCAATGGATGTAATTAATCAACAACATCAACAACAAGGAATGAACTTCAACAACACAGGGCTTAAGAATAATAATACAGTCTTTGATAATTTTGGAAATAACTTCAACCCTAACGACTTCATGCAAGATGTAGTGAATCCATTTCAAAATGAATAGAATATGTCAAATGTATTTAATAACAAGGAATCAAAGGTATTATTACTAAACTTGCAGTTGTTAGAAGTTTTAGGAAAAGGAAAAGTAAACGAAGCATTAATATTACAGCAGATTGACTACTGGACAACAATTAACAAGAAAAAGAATGAGCTTTTTATAGATAACGAATACTGGTTATTCAGTTCAGTTAATCAGATGTTCGAAAGAGATTTTAAGTTTTGTTTTGGAGTAGACACTCTAAAAAGAGCATTAGTTAAACTTGAAAAAGACGGTTACATAATTACACAAAAACACAAAAACGGAAAATTATATAGAATAAATTACCAAAAAATAGATGAAGTTTATAACCT